AGTAGTTACAGGAGTGTATATAAATCCGTGAGTTAATGGATTATTCTGCCAGTCAGTTTTGTTTTCCCAATCAGCATCATATGTCACTTCATATTCGTGATAATGGGCAGAAGTAATTTGTCCGTGGATATTCGTGATTATGCCACCTTGAGTTACATCATATTCATCAACAACAGGGTGGCCGTCATTTAACCAACCAACATTATCATAAAGCGTAACAGAAGTGATATCACCATCAATTAATTGTCGTGCTTGTTCTCTTGAAAGTGGGTCAGCAGTACGTCCTCTTTGTCTATCAACTACTTGCCCCTTTTCAAAATATGAGGCGTGTCCTTTCAGTGGAGGTAATGATTCGAGCGTGAAATATCCCCAAGAACTTTCATTTGCGTGACAAGTCGTTTCATCAGGTGAAGTTTGATCAGAACACATTGGACTCATCCAGAACATTGGGTTACCAAAGAACGCCACGCAAGATGCTTCGTCTGTGTATTGTGAATTGAAACATTCTCCAACTCCATTATATCTTGGATCGTGTACCGAGTCAACCCAATCTCCCCAAAGAGGAGGAGTCATAATTCCACCACAAACGAGATTCGCACCATAAAATTCTGGAATTTCAAATGCTTCTCTATCCATCAGAGCACGGCCTTCTGCATAAGACATGCCTCTAGCGGTTACTTCTTTACCATGAACTACTAAATTCTTGATTTGCTCGCTATTGAAATCATGTCCGTGGAAGGCAGAAATACCAACATTCATTTGAGGTAGTTCAAAGCCTTTCGTGATGTTTGTTTCTACAAGAGGAGCAAATCCGCCTTTCTGTCCATGCGAGTGAATATTTACGCCATCGTTTGCTTCAAACGATCCGATCGGCACAGAGTCGATAACGTCACAACCTAAACCATATACGTGCTGTACTTTTGAGTTTTCTCTGTTTGCTTCCCAATCTTTATATGATTTCTCTGGAGCATATTCTGCTTCTGAAACAAATGTAGACAACCACTTGAGGATTGTCTCCATACCCCTCGAAACAATAAGCTCCCAAACTTCACAACCAACCATAGCACCATCAGTGGCTGCATCAATACCGTCAAAGATTTCAAGCATTGTGGTTGCAGATGGAAGCGTTTCGAAGTCTAGTACACGTAATTGTCTAGTGAATTCTAAGACTGTAGTTTCAGGGAACGCGTCCATGAAGTTACGAATCTCATCATTCATTGTAGAGATTGTATATAACTTCTCTTGTATTCGGTTACCAATGAAGTGTGGCTTTGGAGATTGGTATGTGATACTCAGGTGATCTTCAGGATGTGTGGCTTTTTGAACCCAATCAGTATGTCCCCACATAGGTGCGTCTACAAGAGCAGATCGTACCTCAAGTCCTTTCATAATCTCGATTACATAATCTTCATATCCTTCTTCAAGGAATAAGCCAAACCCTTGGTGGTCGTGGCTAGTAAACTCTTCATCAACAGAGTATATATCAGGAATCTTGTATTGTGGTTGTAAATAAGTCCACTCGTCAGTAGCATTACCCCACTGACTGTGCATTGGTTTGTTAGTAGTTGGATCTATAGTACCGTAATTCTGTCTTTCTTTTCCATCTGAAAGAGTACTGTCAATCATCGTTCCAGCAGGAATAGTTAATGCAGCATTAGAAATGGAACCGTCCCACAACAACGCGCCCATTGGAATTATTAAGTCTTCTTGAAGCTCAAAAGTATCTGGTCGAGTCCAAATATAGTTCTTACCATGATGCACGCCATATGGCTGACCTGGTTGCCATATATCCATTGCAACATCAAGATAACCAAATATTGAGATTAGATAATGTGCATATTTCTCTGGTAGTTCAACAGACATTTCCACATCTGATGTGAACATATATTCAGCAAACAGCTTCAGACCAACTGGATGAACTAGTTTCTTTAATACTTCGCGGTATGCTTGTACAGGAACGTCTGATCTAATTACATATGAGAAATCTTGGTAGTAATCATTGTCTTGTAGTTTTCTATCTGATGATAAGAAACCACCTGAATCAAGCCAGTAACCACTTGCTAACCAAACAACTGTTGCAACATCAGGCTGACCTTTCCATGCTTCACAATCAACACGGCTCTCAGGAGCAGCATCACCCATATTCGCTTCAGACCAAGCAACGCCGTTGATGTAACAAGTACCTGGTGTTACAATACCCTCTGAGTTACATTTTACTTTACGTGGTATATTTCCAGACGTGCCAACATCCTCACGAATTTCTTCATCTTTGATGAAGTTACCATTCAACTCTGTTAGTAATAACTTTCCTGCATCAGGCAAACGCATAGAAGCGTCGATGTCAACAAATGCAGTAGCACCAGATATCTGACCAACAATCTTCTTGTCATATAGTTTGTAGACGTTTTCTTTTTCAGCCTCAAGAGTCCAATCCAACATAATCTCTGTTGGTTGTACAAGAGATGGAGTATTAACAGTGTCAGTGTGACTTAAACGAAGAGGAGTGTTCACACCGTCTATTTCGTGAATGAAAATATCACCGTCACGTGCTTCTTCTGTTAAAGTGTTAAACTCATCAGCATACATCATGTATCCTGTTTGAGTCCAAGCATTATTTTCCTGTACGTCAAAATAATACTCACGATATGTCTTTGATATGATTTCTGAGTTGTGGATTACAAGATATCTTTCATCGTTGATATTCTGCACTTCCCAGTAGAGCGTCTCTGTTCCGTAGTTAGGAGTTGTATCTCCTTGAGCAACATAAGGTATTAATTCGCCACCAACGAATAGTTTAGTGTCAGCCGTGTTTCTTGGTTCTTCCTCAGCAGGAATTGCAAACCATTCAGCTTGAACAGATGTTGGATCATTAACTAATATGTGTTTATGCTCTTCTTGAACAATAGTGTGTCCTTCTACAGTAATCCACTTTGGTTCATACCACACAGAACCAGATGCTTTCATCATCCATTGTTTTGGATATATGATATCTGCAGAAGAGTCAAAATCTCTTCTGAATAAGAAGTCTAATGCGTTTGTTGTGCCTTTCTCTGTATAAGTTTCTTTAATGTTCTTTGCAAGAAAAGCTTTGTCTGTAGTAGGTACGGTAGGATCAATTGCCGTCTTTGGAACATTGGCAAGATACTGCTTCTCAAATTCAGGAATAAACTGATCCAAAGCGTGGTCAACGTCGACGTTTTGAATTAAGTCTGATAATTGCTTATATTCGCCAAGCTCACCATTAACATCAGTCTCACGCTCCAAATACTCAAAGTATTTGCGTAAGAAGGTAACAAACATTGGATGGTCTTCGCGGATATGATCCGGAACCATCCTCTCAACGAAGATAGATAAGAACTTCGCAGGATTTGTTGTAAACTGGTGATCGTTTGGATTAGACATTTTTAGATAGCCTGCATTGAAACATTACTACTATTTAGAACCAATAGATTGTTTCGGATAGTAGTAATATCGTTTGATTTAGGCGTACTGTATAAACTAATTACAGTGTTATTATCTATAACTGGATTGAATCCGTTTAGCTCAATTGTTCCTTCATCATAGTCGATAGTTCCTTGCTTTGTATTCAAAAATGCTTCGTTTACAATATCATATAAAAGAATGTTGCCTTGACCATCATCAAGCAATGCCATTTGCGAACCGGAAGAAGTAGCTCCAAATACAGATGATACTGCAGAACCTGGTGTTAATGGATTGTTAAACTTGAATTGATAGTTACCAATTGTATTAGAAACTTGCAAATAGAATTTCTTATACATTTTGATGGTTGTTAGGTTGTTTGAAATTGACACATCTGTTTTATCAATAGTTTCCGTTAGACGAGAGTAACGTAGTGTTGATTTAAATTGACTAATTTCTCGTTTAAAGAAAGCGTCAATATTATCAATAATACGACCCTCAATCTCACCAGCAGATAGTGAAGTCTCTAGTGGATTATATTTAACATCAGTGTTAACATCAATAAATGTGTATTCAGGAGAAGTGATAATTGGATTTACAGCAAGAATATTATACTTTGCTAAAATCTCATCAGTGATCTTCTGTTTGTTTAGTGGCGATAACTCAAGTCCGTGTTTAGGTTTGATGGAAATAAACACAGCACCATATTGAGGAGGATCATTATCTTCACCACCCCACACCGAAATAGAGTCGATGTTTGGATACTTCTCAAGAAGGATTGCTTTATAGTCTTCTGCTGTTACAGCACGATTTTGTCTCTCATATGTTTTTGGAGCTGTCAGACGAATAGACTCTGTGGATTCTGGATTATCACCGTAAGAGGAAATATTAACAGTTTCTACAATCACTCTATCTGCGTTATAGTTAGATCCAATTGTAGCATCTAGTGAGAACACTTGATCTACAAGTGTTGATTTGTAGTTGCCTGTTTCCCCTTGTGTTGATATATATGTCGCTTTAACTGACTGCCCGTCTAATGGAATGTATCCGAAGATTCCATTACCGAAATATAACTCTGTTACTGCATCTAATCCTTCTTGCATAAAGTAAATATTAGAAGTGTTGTCAATCTCCGATAGCCTTTCATTGTGAATCCAAGGGATATCGTTTACAAGTAGTTGAATAGATTCTCTGTCACAACCTGCATCTCTAATGAAGAATTGCTGCGCTTCGTTATCACGGTCAAAAGTCCATTCAGTTTGTTTCATAGTACCTTGATACAGTTTAATTTCACCAGAAAATTCACCTTCTTCATCTGGTGTAATGTTTGTAGTTTCTGATATAACGAACGGCATTGGAACACCATTTACGCTTGATGTAAATGTAGTGCCTCTATCAACAGTAATATATGAAGGATCGAGCCCATCAGTATTAAATGTTAACTTTACAATAGCTTCAGCAGATTTTATTGAGGATGGAGTATATCCTAAAGTCTTCGCATGAGATACTACAGAATTTCGTAGCGTGGCAGTGTCAAGAAATGTTTCGTTGATTGCCATATTTGTGTAATAGTTCATATAATGAGTTGTATATGCCATTACATCAAGCATAACACTCATACCAGAACCTTCAAAATCATAGTCTACAAATTCGTTTTGTCCTTTTAGAAAAGATTTGAGGTTGGTTTTGATATCTCCAAACTCAATACTCGATATGTCTAATTTCTCTGCCATGTTTTTACCTCAACCTTTCTAAAAAGAAGTCTAATTCAACAAGTTGTGACTCGTTAACTGGATTATATACAATAAAAACATCATATCCATTTCTATCAGGATCTGCTTTTACTGTAACATTTCTCAGCGTTATTCTTGGTTCTTGTGTTTGAAGTGCGTTCTCTATCTGCACTTCAATTGCAACACGAGTAGCAATACTCATTGGTTCGAATAATGAGTTGTATATGGTTGAACCAAATTGCGGATTAAAAAGACGCTCTCCCTTCTTTGTTTTAATTATATTCATAACAGCCCCATTAATCGCATTAATATCCTCTCTGCCCACAATATCATGAGTTAGGGGGTGCACTATCATATCTAAGTCGATATCTCTATAGCGTCTATTAAGTTTTCGATTAATTGGTGCTGGCATGATTGTTTCTCATATGTTCAGTGATATTTATATTAATTTACAATAACATCTGAAGAACCAGACGAATTCATACTACCACAATCTATAGCATCTCCAATTCTAGCAAGAGGCATTCCGTTTACTAATACATCAGGCGATCCAGATGCTTGAGCAGCTCCATGAGGCGGACAAACAGCGCACCCGTGACTATCCCACGCATCTCCTACTCTATGTGCTCCTCTACTATTAATGTAAACATCAGGAGAGGCAGAAACGTTTGCCCTACTTCCATAACATCCGTGTCCTGTACACACATCATTTAATCTAACTGCTCCTGGCATAATATTTTCTCCTATACGATTTTTGAAACATCAAACGCTTTGTTTGTAGGCAATATTGAGGATAGCTCTTTGTTTTTCTTGGTGCTGTTTGTTCCTCCTGATAATATAGATCGAGCAAAACGGGTGTTAGCTTCTGTTCCAGGCTGACACTTCCAACGACCGCCTCCTGCTTTACACGCAGCTTCTGTGCTTGCCATAAAATCTGATCCGCCGTGACAATTACAAGTTTCAATATTACTATAATCGCCAGTAGCTTCAGCAGTTTTTATCTTATCTAATGTATCGTTGAATCCGCCAGATAGTGCATCATTACCAAATTGAAACTTCGCTCCATCTCCTGCTTTATTAAAAATACCAGTAGCTAACTCTGCAAAATCTATTGGAATATCTGGTGCACTTGCAGCAGATCGAGACGGAGATGATGGATGTTTAACTGGTGTGATTTTTGCAACTGGTGATGAAGAAGCTGCTCCAACAACAGCTGGAGCACGAGGTTTAGTAGCAGCAACAGGTTTTAGAGCAGGTGCGTCTTTACCTGACCCTGCGCCTCCACCGCTGAATGTAGAACTTGCAATACCTTCAGGAGACGTCATCTCTTTGAATTCGTTAGCAGTCATCGTGTTAACGCTCCACGTGCCTCCGCTCTCTTCACAACCAGCTTTATCGTTCCGAGACATAAATTGAGAAGCATCACCACCACTACAATTACCAACTGCTACCGTTCCTCCGTTATTGCCAATACCTCCCGCAAGTTCTGGTGCAAAATCCACAAGCTCTTTATTAGAAGCAAACTGAGCAACTGCATCATTTAATGGGTTATTTCCTCCTAAAATTTTATCTGCGAATCCAACTGGAGACACTGGCATTCCAGCAACTGCCCCATTAGGAGCTTCATTAGCTGTATCTGGTATCTCCCATTTTCCACTATCTGAATCAAACTCCATCGGCACTGTTTTAGTTTCAGTGCAAACCCATCTACCACCGTTTGCTAAACAGTCCCCTTCGTTAGTGTCCATTGGATCACCACCGTGACAAACACAGCTTTTACCTGATCCGCCAAATGCAGGTAATGCATTCAGGTAATTAGAAAACGGCATAGCGCCTTCCTGTGCAGCTTGTCTAAAGTTTGGATTTGTGATAGCAGCTTCAGGTGAAAATGCAGGAGCTGCAACATCTGTTACATCAGCCAACGCAGGTAATCCAGAAGTTGCGTCTTTATACAAACTGATAATATCATCCATCACTGGTTCAGTGATATGAGAAAGCATCTTATTATTGTTTACAAGTCCACAAGGATCTGATGTTGCCATTTTTGCAAATGCTGCCCATTGCGACAGCTTATTCATTGTGTCAATTATTGTTGCGAGGTCTTTGGATATAAGTTTGTCCATTCCGCTATGAATTGAATCACATATACCTTGCGCATCACCCAACAATCCTTGGATGATGTCCATATTCATTATAACGTTGCTTAATTTTGCTGGGTTAGTTGCGTCATTGATAACTTGTTGAACACGGTCTTGAATCTGTGGAAGATCGGCAAGCCCCATTGCATCATCTAAAACACCTTTCGAATCAAATAATGTAGCGAAACCAGCCACACAATCAAGCATATCTGATCCTTTACCTAACTTATTTGATAATTCTCTACCTGCTTGCTGAATACCTGTGTTTTTAATGAAGTCTGTTGTTGCTGCTTGTAACGCATCCCCTGCATAGTCACCACATTTGGTTAGATCAGCTGATAATTGATCAACTGCACCAATTGTATCTGCAAATGATGAATAGTCGTCAGGAAACGCTTGTTGCATAGCATAAGAATCAATTCGCGATCCCATTTGCATGGCGGTAGCTGCACTTTTAATACTATCGACACTGCTCCATGCAGGTGATTTTAGTTCTTTACCAATTCCACCTAATGCATCATTTATGTCGTTAAAAAAGCCCATCAGTGTTCTCCATTAAGGGTTTAATGTAATAGGATTACCTACAATCTTTGTAGTAGCGAATGATTCGCTTGTAAAGTTCTCTGCTGTCTCCATAGTAGTGTTACCAAACACCTGTACATTCCAATCGCCACCAACGTCCATATTAACATCGCCAGCAATCTGTAAATCATAATCGCCTTCAACTTTGAGTGCACAATCACCATCAACTGTAACTGAAAGGTCGCCGCCTAAACCAGGTGTTCCATCAACATCAATAGCTTGTTTAATATGGATAAAAGAGTCACCAGCAACGATTTCGTAATTATCATTAACAATCTTTTTGACGCGCGTTCCGTTAGGATGAATTTCTTCAAAGGTACCAGACTTATGCTTTCTCATTAATCTTTCTGCATCAGGAGTATCATCCCACTCTTCAACATGACCAGATTCTGATTCTCTTACGTGGTTGTATGGATATTCTGCAGCATATGGGTTCGTGGGCTCAGACCACTTGGAATTACCACCTTCTCCAGTTCCGTTGGCCACTTCAACCAACAGATCATGCGATCTTTCATCCAAATGATGTTCTGGTGTTGGCCACATATCCCCATTAATAGGATCATCAAAATCTTGATGAGCACGTCTATTAGTGTCTGGTTCCATTGCATATTTTGGATACTTCTTGTTAGGATCATTGAATCCTGATTCACCTGCGGGCATTACAGGAAATCCGCCTATAGTTCCCATTATAATCGGATCTTGACAATTCTTTCCATCTCTAAAGAACCCAACAACGTGAGTGCCTTCTACTGGACCTAATGGAGTTGTTCCTACGCCAGAAATAGCTGCTGATGTTATTGGCTGCATTGGATATGCCCATGGCAGATCATCAGTAGGAATACCTGTCGTTACCCCCTTCTCTTTCTTGTCTGTGTGTAAACCAAACACACGCACTCTAACACGGCCAAGACGCATTGGATCGTCTCTATCCTCTACAACGCCTGTAAACCAAATAAAACCATCAAATCCCATAAAATTCATAATCTACTCCTTATGGCATTTCTTCAAAACCATCTTTCATGCACTCTAATGTGCACACATACTCAGTGTTGTTGATCTTATGATGAATTGCGGTAACAATCCACTCACCTGATATGAAAATATCTTCTTCTCGATCAGAGTCTTTCATGTTAGTAGGAACGTGGATAAATATTTTATCTCCAGCCCATACGTTGGTGTCGCCAGCAATATCAAACTTAATATTATTGGCTTTCGTTTCAGATATCTTCATATCACGATATGCATAGAAGGACTTCATTTCTTTATCGTGGATTGCATACATATATTCATCAGGCATGAATCCAACATGAGCTTCAGGTGATGGTAAAAACTGACCAGCACCGTTTAAACCAGCCATCCCTAACGCTACTTCATCATTATCATATTCAATATCATAGGTGTTTAGTTGTTTGGTTAATATATTATGCGCAAACATTCTTCCACCATATAAACCACTCTGTTGTCCTCTTGCATGATCAAATCGTGTAGTGTTTTCAAATTGCTCTGTCAAATCAGTACGGATATTAATATGTCCTGGATTTCCGCCTTGAACACTCTTTGATAAATCGAGATTAATACCAACAGTATATGTTCTCATCACTTCTTTACTCTTCATATTATCAATAGTATTAAAGTGAAACCCTTCATTATTTTCGTAGAAAAAGTAATTTGAAGATCCATCTGATGATACAGTGTTGCTGCATAAGAAATTCATCAACTTAAAAGGATTCCAACTTGGCACTACAATATCTTTTAAGTGTTTACTCTCAACATTAGTTACCAAATCATCCCAATCTAATGCAAATGATTGACCAAGTTTTAATATATCATATGTTACATAATCAACAATCTCAGAGGACGTCATCGCAGAAAAAGATCGACTTATTCTAGTCGCATTGTTTAAGAATAAATAAGGCGACACGAACCCAAGATGACTATATACCATTCCAGTACCGTCTGATGTATATACTGCATTACTGTATGAATTTACACGAAAGACTTTATCAAGGTTAGATCCGCCTCCACGATTACCAGGAGTTTCAATTTCAACGTGAATAGTTTCATGTCCTGCGCCAATAATGTTATGTCTCTCGCTGAATCCTTGTCCGTCTTTTAATATAACTTCTCCAAACATACAGTTGTTGTATATTGATTCATAGATAGACAGCTGATCAATAATATTACCAATCTCAACTTGATCTCCGTATTGGTTTGTAAACATACACTTCCACTCACTCCTAGTCCTTGGATTAAGAGATTGTGTAACACCTTCAGGAGCTAATCCGCCAATTGATGGCGCAGGACAACCACCCATTTAAGAGACCTCCTGCGCTTGTGGTATAATTGCTTTTCTTACCACATTCAATTCTGCTACTACTTGATTGAGATACTTTTTTTGGATGATGTTAACTCTTCTCTTTTTGTCGTTAAGATGTAAGTGCCACTCCATATTAGTAACCGGCAGCAACGTGCCTTCTGGATTGTTTTCGTTATAATATACAAAGTCTTCATCCTCATAATGGTGAATGCTGTTTATATCATCATAAAGAGATTCGCAATAACGAATTACTTCTTCATCCGTCATTAGCCAATCATATAGTGGATCAACAATTTCGTTTACAGCTAATATTAACCACCAATATTTGGTTGTTCCATACGCTTTTAAAGAAACCCTCTCTGGCGTGTCATGAGCATCAATGTTAATATTGTATAGAGTTGTTGAATAGTCACCAACATTATTTAACAACTTAAATCTGTGAGTTATGTCTGCAATAGTATGACCGTTATAGTCTATCTTTGGAAAGAAGTCTTTATAGTTCATTTTAGTATCCTGCTCCTATTCCCTGCGCGTAAATAGCTTCAATCTCTTTAAGAGTTATTGTGATTGTGGTTTCCATAGGAGTGCCGTCCATATGAGCCTGCCAATGTCCGTTAGGAGTGTAATTCACTTCAAAGGCAGTAATAAATGATGGTGCGATTTTGAACAACGAGTGGTTGACAGTTCCATCAACGAGGAATTCTACCTTAACTGTTGGAGGAATAGTTAAGGTTGATATGTTTTCATTAGCCCAGTTAACAGCATCTTCTCCATATTCAACCAAAGAGTCCCACATTCCCTTTTCTTCTTTATCAGTGGCAGCAGCTGCAGCGTCTTTCTGCCCTTGTGCTTTTGCATCTTCGCCGCTTTCAATTAACCCTTTAACATCCGCAGGACTTAGATTTTCTTTGGCAGGTGTAGCAGCAGCTTTTATTGCTGTCACAATACTCATAACATCTCTTTGTTCAGAAGCTGATCTAGGAGTTAGTTTCCACGAGAATGTATGTTCTCTTAGTTGCGCACCCTTATATTCTACACCAGCTTTGTTGTTCAAGATACTTCTTTGTGCCATTGCCGCTGATGCATTACCAGCAACAACTGCATTCGCCATTCTTGAGATTTGTGTCACACCAGCAGCTGCATGACCTTTTGCTGCTGCTAAAGCTACTTCTCCAGCATACCCCAACTTAGTGTCGCTTGGTGTGATGTTGTTTCTAAAGTAATCCATTCCATCAACATCATCAAAAAGACCACGATATGCTGTACCAATTTGTTCTGGATATGGTAGAAAAAGTCCTACCATAGGAGAGCTCGTCATAGTTTCGTTACCACATTCGCCTGACGCAAGCGGAATAGACGACACTGCTTTCTGCCAACCTTCGAATATAATCTGTGTTTGAAATCCGCCAGTCGAATCTAAATCTGCTGGAAAAGTGTATGTTTTCATATGATGTCCTGATTGCTATGAAAAGTGTATGAGACTATTTATATAAATATCTAGGATGGCACATAAAGGAAAATATCGCGTTAGAAACCGCGAGAAATATGTTGGAAATGTTGATAGCGTTACTTATAGATCGTCTTGGGAGAGAAGGTTTATGGTATATTGTGACAACAATCCCTCCATAATTCAGTGGAACAGTGAAGAGGTAGTAATTCCTTACTTTAGCCCAGTTGATAATAAAATGCATAGGTATTTTGTGGATTTTCTTATCAAGCTGCAAAAAGTTGATGGATCGTTTCAACATGTATTGATTGAAGTGAAGCCTGATAAAGAAACGCGTCCTCCTGTGATGGGAAAGACAAAGAAAAGCAGATACAGATATTTAAGAGAGTTGCGCACTTGGAAGGTAAACGAAGCGAAGTGGGCAGCAGCGGAGGAATTCTGCGAAGATAGAAAGTGGGATTTTAAGATTTTAACAGAACATCATTTAGTTAAGTAGATATGCCAAAGATTTCAATACCTAAAGGAATGACTATGCGAGCTAGTGACGGTAATACGTATCGTTGGCTTGGTGCGCAGTGGCTGAAAGTATCGGCTGTAACCAATAAAACCTCGCGTATTGCTGCTAGACGAATTGGAAAAGAGCTCACTGATAGAGCATTAACGCCAAAACAAAAAGGCAATATTAGAAGGCTGAAAAAAGCGTACACCTCAACAAAAAAAGGAATCAAGACCGCCAAAAAACTTAGTACTGCAGCAAGGCGGCGGGCATCTGCGGCGTGGTTTGAAATAAAAGTAGGAGAGATGGCAAGAGGGTTTAATCCAACCAAGTCCTTATCTCCTGGTTCAATGTACACGTTTGCATATAGTGCAAAACATAAGAAAACACTTCCTTATTGGGATAAGTTTCCGCTAATAGTTGTGTTAGACGTGACTAAGGATGGGTTCCTTGGTTTAAATTTTCATTATCTACGTCCTGTACAAAGAGAGGCGTTCTTGAATAGTATATTAAAGTTTGCTACCGAAAAAGGGGATCCAACTCAATTTTCCTCCAAAGCTCAGTTTAATATAACGTGGGGGGCTGTTAAAAGTATTGCAGGGGCTGATAAGATGATACATAAATATCTTTACAGTCACGTAAAATCTTCGATGTTAGAATCGCCGCCTAGTGAATGGGAAAATGTAATTTATATGCCTTACCAAAAGTTTGTTGGTGAAAGCGCAAAAACTATTTGGAGTAAATAATGAAAGTTGATAATTTTGCCAATCAATTTCAAGCAGGGGATCTTGCTCGAAACAATCTATTTGAAGTGTCTATTGGTCTGCACAGCCGTCACGCTCAGCAAGACTTTTACAACAGTGGAGATAGTACAGATATTGACGATCTTAGATTCATGATCAAAGACGCCCAACTTCCTGGCAAGAGTCTTGGTGTTGTAGAAAGTAGGAGGTTTGGTGCTGTAGATAAACACGCAAATGATGTTATTTTAGATAATGCCACGTGGACAGTGATGTGCTCAGAAGATTTAAGAGAACGTGCATTTTTTGAAGGATGGATAAATTGGATTCATGGACGTGGGGTTAGAGACTCATCGTCTGCTCTGTATAGATATAGGTATCACGACGAGTACGTTTCTAACATAAATATACAGATGTTTAACAGAAGAGGAGAGCCTTCTACCGGTGTTACGTTATATGAGGCCTTTCCTGTAAACATAGGAGCAGTTGAATTGTCGTGGGTCAATGAGGGATCGTTTTCAACTTTTACCGTATCAATAGCGTTTAAAGATTGGAAAGAATTTGGCGCTGACTGATGTTTTTATAATATAGGATGAATAAATTATGTTACCAAAATTAGATATACCAACTTATAAGTTACAAGTACCATCAACTAATAAAACAGTTGAATATAGACCCTTCTTAGTTAAGGAAGAGAAAGTTCTTTTAACTATGATGGAAGGACTTGATGAGGATAATGCAGATGCAGTTGTTAAAGAAGCAATTGAGAAGGTTATTACTAATTGTATTATTACAGACGGTTTAAATATCAAGAAGTTGACGCTGTTTGATCAAGATTATATGTTCTTACAAATTAGATCTAAATCGCGAGGAGAGTCGATAGATCCCGTGTTTGAGTGTGTTAACGAGGTTGGTGGAAAACGATGTGGGCATGAAAACACTGTTCATATCGACCTAAATGATGTTGGAGTCGTGTTTCCAGAGGAAGACCTTTCAAAGGTTGAAATTACAGATTCAATTGGTATTCAGTTTAAATACCTTGATTCAGCAACGGCTTCTCAGCACGATAAAATAGAGGACACGGTTGATAGACTATTTAAGATTATGGTAGATTCGATTGATTATATCTACGACAACGAACAGATTTATAAGGGGTCAGAAACTCCTAAAAAAGAGCTGTTAGATTTTATTGAGAATCTAACAGAAGATGCGTTTAAGAGGGTGAAGCAATTTTTCGACGAGCAGCCTGTTGTTAAACACATCGCGCATTATAAATGCGAAAAATGCGGTTATGAAGAGGATATTCCTTTTATAGGATCAGAGGCTTTTTTCGGTTATGCATGAGTCAAGATAATTTGATGAATTATTATCAAACTAACTTTCAACTCATGCAGCACCATAATTATTCTTTGACAGACATTGAAGGCATGCTTCCTTATGAGCGTGAAATATATGTAGGATTACTTTCAAACTTTTTGAAAGAACAAAGAGATAATACGTTATAGAGGTGTAAGACCATGCCAGACCAGTCAGAACAAGAACAAGTAAATGCTTTACAAGGCGTTATTGATGAATTAAAAATTATCAATCAACGAGAGGTTCATCGCTCAAAGTCCACCGATTCTATTCGAGCGACTGGTCGAAAAAGACAACGTACTGTCAATGATGCTAAACTACTAGCTGGAGAAATTTCAGCAGCGCAGCTAAATGGCATGACGCCTGAGGTTCGTGCACGGTGGGAAACAGCTGTCGGTGACGCTGAAATCGGAACAGAAGAAAATACTTCTGATATTGCAAAAGAGCTGAGAGACCACACTGGATTGATGATCGAGCATCATGGTCGTCAATCAAAGTTACAGCGATGGTTAAACGGGATTCAAGGGGTTCAAATGGCTCGTCGCCGTGCACGCGAGCAACAAGAAAGTGTTCAGTACAGAGCACAAATCCACACGGCGAACCAAAACTATGTGATGTTGGATTTAATATCACAACAATTAGGCTCGATTCATAGTACTTTACGAAACGAAACAGCAGAACAAGCGCAATATAGACAAAAGCATCTTAAAATTACACAACATGAAATGTTGGAGAGAGAAGCTGGTCTTCAGGCAACTTTAGAAAAGCTGTCGCCTGAAAAGTACTTGCTTGGTTTTAATAATTGGTTCACAAAGGGCTCTGGTCTGTCTGCATTATCTTCAATGATGGTTGGTAGCCATGAATCTGTTGTAACGCGTTCTGATCTTACCAAACAAATTAAAGAACAAGCAGAGAAGCAACATGTAAAAACTGAAAAGGGGGTAGATAAAGATGGCAACCCTATAGTTGATGTAAATCATCAAGAGTGGGGCGATCTTACAAAAGAACAAAAAGGGTTCTTAGGCATTAAAGGCGCTTACAGAGAACTTCGTAACAGAAAAGGTGGATCCAAAGACATCAACGAGCTTATAGAGATGGAAGAGGAGATGCTTAAGGAGGGCATCAAAACAAGCCTTGAAACGAAACAGCGAATCTTTAAAAAGGGGTTAGATGAAGGATACCAAACTGAAATACTAAACGACAACCAGAAAGCTGATTGGATGATCGAAACTGGCACATCAATGCCAATAGGTAAGGATGGTGCAGGACCTTATAATTTAGGGCCTGGAGGTAATAGCGGTTTTTCTAAAGTAACAGAATGTTGTGAAGCAACTCAAGACATATTAGCAGACATTTTAGACGTTAATAAAGACGATCTTAATTTTGCAAGAAAAGGAGACAAGAGGGACGAAAAGAGAGCTCGAAGAGAGCTTGAAGATCGCCGTGATAAACTTCAAGATTATGCAAAAAATACAGGACCTATGTCTGAGGCTTTGTATAAATCTAACCGTAGCAAAGGCGGTCAACCAAAAGATCAAGCTGATGGGTTGGCTTGGGAGATGTTGGCAGGCGGAGGAGTCAGTGCTGGTGTTGTAGGTTGGGGAGTTAAAAAATATAAAGACGTTGTAGCGAATAAAGACGTTGTAGCGAAAGGCGCACAGAAACCTGCGAAAGGAAAACCAAGTGCGAAAGGTGCAGGCAAAGGTGGCGATAAGGCTGCGAAAAAAGCTCAAGAAGGAATAGTCAAACGCATTAAGAAAATTCTAAAAAAGAAGGGCGGCAAAGGCGCTGCAATGTGGTTATATAAGAAATTAGTTACCAAAGTAGGTATCACTACTGCTCTAGCAGCCATGAGTGGCTTTTTACCGACTGGTGTTACTCAAATTATCGCTGCTGGTGCAATCGCTTATTCAGCGTATGAAATTTACAACGCACTGGATGAAATTGAAAAAGAGTTGGAGGAAGAGTCTGTTGTTACAGGATCATCTACCGTTAGTGTTGAATCTATATCTCCAAAAGACAGACAGAGAATAGCTAAGATTGTAAAAGATAGTAATAGTGATACTGGCGGTCTTGATTACTTGGGTATTAAAGATCCAAATGTAGATCCTGCTCGCAAAAGGCAAGGGAATGAATCTTTTTCTGATTATGTTGGAAGACGTAAAAAAGAAGTAGGATTTAAACATGATGATGTACCAACAGTAGCAGCTCAAACTTCTAAGAAGTCTCTTTGGTCTAAAGTTGATGAAAAGACATTAAAAGATGCAACAGTTGCTTATCATCTAGCTAATAATCAGTTAACAGAGTTTGAGTCTAAGAACAAATTTTCAGCAGGATATAATGATTGGTTGGATTATGGGATATTGTCTGGAGAAGATGCACCTAGTGCATTTGATGATCCTAAATTGGATGAAGAATATGATCAGTTGCTTGGCAAAAGAGGCGCTGCACAAACAACGAAGAAAACACAGTTGGAAAAATATAAACAACACAAGTTTGGCATTCATCCAAAAGAGAGAGGTTCCAGAGCTTGGATTAGATCGCTTAACCGAAAAAAATATAACACCCATATGGATCATGCAACTGGTCGTTGGTGGAACAGGAGTCAAGGGATTGAAGATGGCACATCAGCTCCGTGGGGCAAGGACCAGAAAAAAGCTGCACAAGATGCACTACAGAGGGAAGCAATGGGTGGATTATCTGTAGAGGATTTAGTACAAGGAATTGATTCAGTCACTGGCGACACAGGAATGATCGATAAAGCTAATCAAGCATTGGTACATGCTGATGATGGTCCTAACAACTCTCTTGGTGTTAATCTTCATAATCCTGAAGATATTGCAAAACATATTGCTGAAAAGTTCCCACGTGACCCTAATAAGCCTGGTAAGTATAAACCTGATGGTTGGTTGAATTCCAAAGATTATAGTGATTTCCAAAGGTCTCAGGGCGGTAAAGAAGCTGAATATCGTAAGTGGTTGGAAATTCAACGCAAGAAAGATGTGCAGCAAGCTCGTATGCATGAAAAGGGTATGCAGGGCGGTAAAGGGCAGAAATGGGGAGTTCCAGAAGGCGACCGTAAATTCCTTCGCACAACTAATCCTCTAACAGCTCAGAAGTTACCACCTGTAAATGGCATCCCACAACATATGTCAACAGAAGAGAAGTTGAGAATATTGGACAATGCAAAGGGACGTCCGATGAAGCAGTTAGGGTTTGACTTCGCAGGTGATAGAGGAGGTCCTACTAGATACGCTAGTGAGTACGGCGTACCTAAAACAAAAACTCCAACGTGGTTGAAAGTTTTAAAGTGGCTAGGTCCAATTGGCGTTGGTGCTGAAATTGGTGATGCAACAGCTCCTTACTTCTTTGAGAAAACCGGATCTGTTGTGGATGAGGGTGGCAGAAAGACGGGATTTGAAAGAACGCAAGAATCTATAAAAGAGTCTATTACAGAATTGTTGTCTGGAGTGGGAGATGGTGAAGGATTTAATGAATCTTCAGGTGGTCTTCTTGCAGCATCTTTATTAGGAGCGTCTTTGGGCAACGAAGAGTGGGTATATAGAGGCAAACAAGGTAAGCCTATGAGCCCTGATGAGTTAAAAACTGCTAAAGCAAAAGCCAAATCAATGTCATTTAGAAAAGCACTTGAAGCTGACAAGGCTCATAAATTCGATCCACATTATAAGGGTCCTGGTAAAACATATAATCCACTCAAGTACGCGCAAACTGGTGGTACACCAGCTAGCAGAACTTTGTTTGAAAAAGGTAAATTAAAAGGTGGTAAACTGGGTACATTACTAGCAGTGTTCACTCTTGCTACTCAGTTCGGTGAAGAGGGCGACAAATACGTTAGACAATTAATGACTGATATAGGTGTTAAGTATAACGAATTAACGAATACGCAAGAGACAAATACAAATGCTTCTCAACAACCAGTGATTGTTAATAATACAAGCAACGTAAGCAATGGATCGACTGCAGTTGTTACACCATCTACTGCTCATGCACCAGGAGCCCCTGCAGGACTTAATCCGTTCTAGTTGGAATAAAAAAGGCCCCTAAAAGGGGCCTTTTTCGACTAAGGTGTACTTTATAACCTATTCTGCTGCTAATTTCGCAAAATAACTCATCGTATCATCTTCATCCTCATCAACAGTCGTCGACTCTGCTGATGGTGAGCTAAAAGGAATTTCGTCCGCGTCACTTACATCTGCTACTGGTGCAGAAACAGACTCAGCAGTGAAGTTAGCTGTTGCAGGAGCTGTCGCTCCAGTCACGCGCATAAACTTCTTCTGCAATTCATCATATGACTTAAACTTATCCTCAGCGATCTCTGCTTGAAGAGAGTATAGACCATTATACAATGACTCCATTTCATCTTCATCCTTCAACCACTGTGACGGCTCTTCAAAACCAGACTTATCATATTTGATAAAACCTGCATCCTTACGAGCCTTCATCTTGAAGTTCGCTCCATTGAACAAGTCAAAAACATTCACTGGTGTCTCATCATCAAAATCCGGATTACCCGCTGCCATAATCATATCAAAGATGCTCTTGCCATACTTGAACAAGAATACCTTACCTTCATTAGCAGGATTGTTTGGATCCTTTACCACATAGATGTTTGAGATGTACTGTAGTCGACGCTTACGAGCGCGCGCAATGTTCTTGTTATCTTCAATCCCACTATTCCACAATTCAGAATTCGATTCAGATACTGGATCGTTTTCACCAATTGTAGTACGAGAATTTTCGATATACCAACCACCTTGACCTTTGAAACCGTGTGAGTACATCTTAACAAATGGAAAGTCTTCGCCATCAGGTGCATCCAAGAAACGAATCACAGCCATACCATTGCCGCTTTTGTCTCTATCCAACTTCCAATAACGATCATCTACATATGAATTAGATTGATTGCCTCCTGCGGCATTCAACTTTTCCATCATTGATGATACGTTCTTTTTTGACTTACTTCTTTTCTTTAGAGCTGAAAAACCCATATTACTTCTCCTATATTGATTTGAGGTGCATTTTACTGCTTACCTATTTAACGATTTATGTGGATTAGAGTGACCACCCACTATGACTTTTTACTCCGCAGAATCCTCATCTGCAACTGGAGCAGGTGCGTCATCACCTTCCATAGACGTTTTAACTGCTTGCGCAAAACCTGCACGTGCCATCTCCAAACGCTGCTGCTCCTTATCAATTGCAACCAAATGTTCAATTGCAACACGAGCAATATCTGGTAGAGAATCTACTTCATAATTCTTACCGTCAATCTTTACAGTGTTCTGTACTTCTACTGTCTCACTCATTATATACTCTCCTTGAGTTATATTATACAAATTCTCTTTCGAGTTCCATAACCAACTGAATCATACTATCTATCCTATGACTCAAATCAGTATCGCCGCCACCATCAGACTGCTTATTTATATCACGAACCAACTTGCATTCGTCCATAAGCGCTCTTAATTTAATTACGCATTGTTGTTCATTGTGTAATTTACCGTCCATTATACTCTACTCCTCCCTAAAAGTCAACAGTTTCTTGATACTTTTTGCATATCTTTGAATCTCTAGCTGCGCATGCGAATCAGTACGAAGACCTACTAGTCGTTTGTACGCACTTACTGATGCAGTCTCAACAAATTCTGTATACATTGATTGAGGTAGTATAGAACGCGATTGTTCAGGACACACACTCTCCTCATTCATAAGTTCATTGTATTTGTCAAGCACCTCGCTGGTCACAAAACTAATGTACAGTTGGAGGTCTTTCGTGTACTCATGAATTTCGCTCGACGATCCCTGCTTTACATTATCAGCACGAAGTCTCCAGTCACTCGGAACGAAAAACTCTGGCATATCATCAACATATCTTCGGGACACTTCGTTTCGAGTGAATCCAATTTGATGCTTGTACCACTGACGGGCAATGAAAATGGGCATCTTGATTCTGAAAGATGCTACTTGAAGTTTATCAACATCCTCTTCTTTCACGTTCTGCTTCCACCACATAGAATCAGGCTCAGAAAGTTTAGGTGTATAGTCTGCTACGAGATAAGAGTCTGTTATTTTATCCATCATATCAAACGCTTGAACAGAAAGTGGATTCTGACTCTTCATCGTATCAGTAACAATACCGTTCTTCAAGAAGGCGAAGAGTGAACCGCGTTCAAAGAAACGGACAGAGGTAGAACCAATCTGAACGATTGATCTAACAAACTGTTCATTAGTGGAGTTATTAACCCAATCAATATATTCGTTCTTATTCATTATTCGTTCAAGTAGATATTGAACGTGAGAGAATGGTGTCCAGTGGTCGTGTTTTGCTAGATAGTTGATAAGACCTTTATCTTTCTCCATATCAATCTTATTATGGAATTTATGCATTGACACACGAGCTGCATTAACAACTGTTAAATCTGATGGTTTAATTGGGAGCGCTTCTACAGAGGATGTCCCATCTCTTAATGGATCAAGCTGACTCATTTAGCAACTCCATTTGAACGCCAGTCGCGTTTAGCATGTCGATTATCATTTCATAATCCTGCTGTGCTACATAACTTGAATCGTAATGTAATCTTGTCTCTACCGTCACTCCTACCAGCGAGTATTTAAGATCAAGACAATCCCTTCCTTGGTAAACAACGCCTTCGAGTGTATTCCTTGTGAGGTTTAAATCGGTGGCTTGGTTATCATTCATTTGCATTTACAAACACTCCTTTCATTATTTTTTCATACTGTTTCACATTGAAATTCATAAACTCTGCATATCTATCACATTTGTATTGCAATTCAGGATATACATATCGTTCAGTGATTTTCTTTTTAAACATCTCACTGAATCCTAATACTTTATCAAGCAGTATATAGGTTTCAATTGATATCATTTTTTGAAGAAGAAACCTGAATACCACAGGATGCTCTCCTTCATTCACTTTAAACAACTCGTCAAACGTAATATCCCTATCTCTAACAAATTGTTTTATATCTTTCGCTTCTTGCTCAAACAAATACGAAAGACTTTGAACTCTCTTTTTCCACTCAACATAATGAGTTTCTGATGTGCTTGAATCCATGTCACCGACCCACATCGTTTCTTCCTCCACAAAATTAGCTACATAAAATTGCAGTAAGTCTGTTGGTCTCTTCTGTCCTAACTTCTCAAAGAAGTACCTGTCTCTTCGATTCTGGTAAGTTGACACCTTCGGGGTGCGTGTTTTACCTCCATATTTTACATAATTGTAATCATTATTAGAATCAAAATGACTCTTTACACTAAGATAGAGTTTATATGCTTCAAATCCATTCACAGAGGCAAGGTCGCTGTATCACAATCTTTACTCAAGAGATTCGCTTTTGTACATTCAACCAATAGTTTTTCTTCAAGTATTGGAGATATCAGCTTTCTGACATGATGAGGTTCGACTTGGTTCTCCTCCATATACTCGCAAATTGCTTCTATATATGTTATACCGCCTCTTACCATCTTCTCTATCATAAACTGAAATTGCTGCTGTTTACTTGCTTTCTTTGTTTGAGCCATGCTATATTTCGTTCTCCCCTAACGATCTAATAATTGTTCACATATCTCTCTGCGCTCTTCTGCATCGAGTTGAAACCACTCTTTCTTTTCTTCATCTGTTCGTTTACAGATTGTACATTGACCGTCTACGGAATTACAATTATTCGTACACGGTGATCCTGCTACACATTGTGATACAAAATATTCTTTACTACTCATGATACTACCCTCTTCATTGCTTTTTTAACTATTGTTTTGACGATGTCGCTGTCATAACCAAACATGTCAATATATTCACAAAGAATGGGACTCTCTTCTTGAGTAATCTTATTATATTGCGATAACATTTTTGCAACACCAAGACTATTATACTTAACTTTCAAGTCTAATACAATATCATTGGCATAAGCATCTATCTCATCTGGATCACTTAAATAAATGATACGTTTTTGCTGTTCAGTCATACCATCTTCATAAAACGGCATAGAAACTAAACCATTACGTTTCTTAATCTGTTCTCTGTGAATCATTTCGTGCTCTAGTGTTTGACGTGTTTGGTGTTCTAAGAACGACCAACTCTCACTATTTATATTGATCATAGATTCTTCATCATTTACGATCAACACTAGCTCAATGTTTATCTCATCTTCCCAGTCGAACGAATTAAAATACCCATTTACAGTAGCCATGTCTTCTGGCACATCATCATGTGATGTGACCGTGACTTCAATACCAAACTCTGATAGATGGCTCTGAAAAACGGTTGCCAAATCTATTCCATCCATAGGGATGTTTAGAACTTCATTTTTAATGTTTGCAATAACCTTTTCCATACCTACCATTATACACGAATTTGATAAGAAGTCAACGCTTTTTAGTAAATTTTATAGTTGCTCTAACTGCTTGTTTACAGTAGTAATTGCTTCGTATGCCTCTTGGAAATCTTCTTGATGAGAAACTTCCTCAGCAAAATTACGCATATGCCATACTTTTGCTAATTGGCGAATCAGTTTCTTTGGTAGTCCGTGGTCATCATAAATTGCTTGAACCACGTCCTTGATATGTTCTTGTTCTGCTTCAATACGAGTCTTTGAGTCAGAAATCTGTTGAAGTGCTGTATCAATTTTCTTTAGATCAGCTGGGTTTGATGGCATCATTACGCTCATGCATTTTCTCCTATTTGTTGAAATGATGAGGGTATTATACTAGATTTTGTTGTTAAGGTCAACATTAATCCCCCCACATTTCTGTGGGGGCGTTACGCAACAATTAGTTATTCTACTTCCATCTCCTGTAGAATCTCTTCATTTGTTTTTGCTTTATGATGTTCAACAGGACAACCACAAGAATATCCTTCTTGATTCTCGTGCTTATCTGCTTGTTCCATATGCCATTTTGCGATGGCTCTGTGTTGTTCTGGTTTCAT